TGTCTAAAGTACGGCCAGCAGGTGCGCCTTTAAAAACATTTGGTGGCAGGGCTAGTGGGCCAGAGCCGCTGGCTAAGGCAATGTTAAATATAACCAACGTCTTTAGGGGAGCCGCTGGCAGGAAACTAAACTCAATAGAACTGCATGATGTTATGTGCTACATAGGGGAGTGTGTCGTAGTTGGTGGTGTACGCAGGACTGCAATGATAAACCTTTCCAACCACAGTGATGAGCGTATGCGCCATGCCAAGATGGGTAATTGGTTTGTTGAGAACCCGCAACGATCCTTGGCTAACAACTCTATCTGTTATACTGAGAAGCCTGATGTTGGTGCGTTTATGCGTGAGTGGCTGGCTATCTATGAGAGTAGGTCAGGTGAGCGCGGCATCTTTAATCGTCAAGCCTGTAAGGACATGGCTCCAGAACGTAGGGATACTGACCATGAATTCGGAACTAATCCGTGCAGTGAAATAGTATTGAGATCAGCACAATTCTGCAACCTTACAGAAGTTGTGGTAAGACCAGAAGATTCCTTTAAAGACTTACTTAAAAAGGTAGAAGGCGCTACAATACTTGGGACTCTACAGTCTGCGTTAACTGATTTTAGATTCCTAAGAAAAATATGGAAGAACAATTGCGAAGAAGAAAGGTTGCTAGGTGTATCATTAACAGGTCTATGGGATCGTGCTGAACTAGGTAACCTAGAGTTTACAAACCTAAAAGAACACGCAATAAAGGTGAACAAGGAGTGGGCTAAGAAGTTGAAAATAAATCCCGCATCTGCTATCACTTGCGTTAAGCCATCTGGAACTGTAAGCCAGTTAGTTAATAGCGCGAGTGGCTGTCACCCTAGGCACAGTGACTACTACATTAGACGGGTAAGGAACGACATTAAAGACCCGCTTGCTAAGGTTATGATTGACGCTGGCGTCCCTTATGAGGTTGACAACTACAACAAGGACGCTTATGTTTTCTCATTCCCCATGAAGGCTCCTGATAACGCTGTTACCAGACATGATATTAACCCGTTTAAACAGTTGGAAATGTGGAAGACCTTGAGTAAGTATTGGTGTGAACATAAGCCGTCTATGACCTGTTATATACCAGAAGATCAGTGGCCCTTTGTTGGCTATTGGATATGGCAGAATTGGGAAACCGTTAATGGCATCTCATTTCTACCATCTGCTGATGAGGGTCATGTGTATGAGCAAGCGCCATACGAGGATATAACTAAGGAGCAGTACAAGGAGATGAGTAAAGGTATGCCCAAGTCTATCGACTGGAGTTTGATAGTAGAGGAGGTTGACAACACAACCTCTAGCCAAGAGGTTGCTTGCACTGCTGGATCATGCGAAATATGAGCCTTCAAAAGCGTAAGAGGATCAAGAGCAAGCCTTACCTTGAGTGGGTAGCCACCCTTCCATGTGCCGCTTGCGAGTCAAGGGATGGGACTGTGGTGGCTCACCACCTTAGAGGTAGGGGTAATTATTTGTCAGGGGGGATGGGATTAAAGGCTAGTGACTGGCTAACAATGCCCCTTTGTTTCTCTTGCCATAACAAAATGCACTCAGGTGATTCGGCATTTATGGACTGGCAGTACGAATATATTTTAAGAACTCTTGACATTGCATTTAATTCTGCTATACTAGAGATATGAATATAGAAGGTGAAGTTGAGGGATACCTCTCAGAGATAGAACAAGTTGCTCCGCAGTACGCAAAGGCAAAGGCCGAAACGTACCAGTTAACGGAGTACAAAAGAACTCAACGCTCAGTGTTATACAGTAGGGCCGTAGGCAAGACTGTAGCAGACAAGGAGAATTGGGTTTCGATGCAACCGGAAGTTACCAAAACAATAGAAGGTATCGCGGTTGCTATCGAAAACGAAGAGTGTCTACGTTGGAGGCTCAAGGTCGCAGAGTTGAAGGTTGAAGTGTGGCGTACTGAGCAAGCAAATAGACGATTGGAACACAAAATCTTATAGGAGATTTATATGAGTGACTACCAAGAAAAAGATGGAGATGTATCATTGTTTGTAAATGATAAGGAGGGGAATGAGAATCGCCCTGACTTAACTGGCTACGCTTGGATAGATGGTGAGAAGAAGCGTGTCTCTTTGTGGGAGAAGAACTCAGGTAAACTGAGGTATTCTGGCCGCGTTGAGGAGCCGTATAATGGTGGGGGAAGAAATGCGTCTAACGGCGTGTCGCAGGAAATTCCTCCGTTTTGAAACTTAACTACCACGATGGGGATACTGTCGAGATGTTATTCGACAGTAAACTCCACTCTTATAAGGTGGGGGATGAGATAATTCCAAGCGCCACAAAGGTACTGGATATTATATCTAAACCCGCCCTTATTCCTTGGGCTTTAAAGGTTGGGGCTAACTGGTTGGAGAAGAACTTCTTCTTTGATGAGGATGCATCATCTAAAAAGACTAAAGTTTACAAATCACGCATGGCCCTTGATCCCCTTATCAAAGGTATGAAGTCTGCCTATCGTAGCAAGTCTCACGATGCGATTAACATAGGTAACATCACACACAATTGGGTAGAGGAGGCTATCAACTGGAAGTTGGAAGGTGGCGAGATACCCAAGATGCCTAAACAGGAGGAGGCTGTAAACTCTATTGAGGCATTTAAGGATTGGGTTAGTCAGAACGTGGTTGAGTGGAAATCCTCAGAAGAAAAACTATTTAACAGGAAATATAGATATGCGGGAACAGTTGATGCTAGGGCTATTATTAATGGAGAGTACTGTGTTATTGATTGGAAGACTAGTAAAGCAGTTTATCCTGAGTACCATCTACAGGTTGCGGCTTATGCGAAAGCAGTGGAGGACATTCACGGAATTCCAGTGGATGCTACCTACATTCTCAGATGTGACAAAGCGACAGGAAGATTTGAAGCAGTTAGATCAACAGCAATCGAAGAAAACTTTCAAGCCTTTTTAGCGGCGCTTACATTACACAGAAGGATGAAAGAACTTAGATGAGTATACCAGCGATGATTGTGTTCCATTTCGATTCAGCATTGGAGTTGATGACTGACGGGATGGAGCACGAATTGTTTGACAAGGATGAGATGAGTTCTTTGCTAGAGGGATGCGCTCAACAGTCTGAGTATGCGGCACATGAGTATATGTGGAGGGCTTTTAAAAGAATACTCAGTCAGGATGTGGGGGGTAATGTTGTTGGGTTCTCACCAGAACTGAGAGGCCCAGATGTCCATTGAGTGGGGCAGGGGATCAGCGTTTAACTTAGCAAGGTTTAAGGGTTTAAGATTAGAGAGAAGCAGGAATCATAATGGGTGGAGTTTCCTTGTCAGCGATGACAATCTAACCTACCTTCATGTAGACAACAGACACTTTAAAACTAAAGAGGAACTAGACGAATGTATTATGGAGTGGGTAAATGAACGTAAAAAGATGTTGTGGTTATGAGGGGCATTGGGAATGTGGAAAAGATTACCCGGATCACATGGTTCCAAGGGAAAAATTTCATAGACACTTAAAAAACAGTTCTGGGTTACAAGATAACTGCAAAAAGTGTCATAGGTACAGTGTTTCGCTGGAAAAACACCCCATTACTGGAGAACTAAAGCGTAATTGGAAGACAAACCACGCTAAATCACTTGGTGGAGTTCGGGATACCCCAGAATGGAAGTCATACCTTGACCGCGCTGAAAAACAATGGAAAGTAGACAGCCAAATTGGGTTATTAACAAAAAAAATAAAATCTAAAACTAAAGAACTAACATACGATAACGTAATACAATATGTAGAAACAAAATCTAAAGGACGAAAACGTGATGCAAAAGTTGTTTCATATATTAGGAGCGTATATGACTCATGCTCTGTTGTTGGTTGCAATTACCCAGAATATGATGTTGCTCACATCCATGCGTTAAAGCATGGCGCGAATGACCTTCCTGAAAACTGTCTAGCCCTATGCCCTAATCATCACAGAGATTTAGACAGGGGTAGAATGATTAACCTACAGCAATTAAATGTTGGCGGCTACATTTATTTTGGGGAGGAAGATGACAGGAAAGGAATAAAACTTAAACACAAAGTTGACTCTAAGTATTTGGATCAATGCAACATTGAGTTGGAGAACTGGAAAAATGCAATCAATAAAATTCAATCAGGAAATGATAGACCAAGCATTGCAGTGGGCAAATGATCTTGGCGGAATTAAGAATTCCATTACAAATGGTAGGGGCAATCTCGCAGGGAGGTTGGGTGAGATTGCTCTAGCCAACCGTCTGGGTGTTAAGTTGGCTGATGAGAAGGATTATGATATGGTCTACAACGGTGAGAAGATTGAGGTAAAAACAAAGCGGCGCACAGTACCCCCAAAAGGTTTCTACGACGTGTCAGTTGCAAAAACCAGCACCCATCAACACCCTGATAGATATGTGTTTATCAGCATGGAGTTTGAGGATAGCGGGTACTACGGCAAACCGGCGCAGGGTCTGTCTAGGCGGGGTGGTAAGTGGTACAAGAACTTGAAAGGTATTTGGTTATGCGGCGATATGAGCGCCAAGGAATTCTTCCAAAGGGCAAAACTCTGGCAGAAAGGGGCTACGGATGAGTCGAATGGGTTTACCACTCTGGTTGATATGTACAACTTGAGGATAGACCAACTTGCTCAATCCATCTAAGGAGCAGGAGGAGGAGTGGGCTTATCAGAGGAGGCTACACTTTGCTAGGTACTGTTGGCTAAACCAACGCAAGACATTGAATGTACGGGGGGAAGTGCTTACTTGGGAGCAGATATTTGAAAAGAAAGAGGGGATATCTCTTCGACAGTATGCACGGGATCGCATGGATGAACGTGAACAACAGCGCCAGCAGGAAAAGCGTGAAGCCCATAGTAAACAGGAGGGTCAGTCTTAGACTCTCCAGTAAAATCATCTGGGTCTTTAGTGTTTGCTATCACTATAGTATCATCGTCCCGACTTATTAACCAACCAACAGTAAAAAGGGTGGGGCAAGAAATCTCCTGCTCCCACCCTGCTGTTGCTATAATGTCACGCCACTCGACAATGACTAAAGGTTTATCAGACATAAGTTATAATAAATAATGTTGCCACAATAATAATGTATGCTATGACAATTGCAATTGATCTTATGCAATCTATAGCAAAGTCGCTCACCTTATATATGGATTAGGATTCTTTGGCTCCCTACCTTTCATTTTTACAGGGCCGGGTAAAAACCATCCTAACACCATGGGAATGACCACTATCAGAATAAGCAACCAACCTCCCATCTCAGTCATAGAGCCGAGTAAAGTCCAGAAGTTATCTGGGGCGCATGAACCGTCAGCCATAGTAGTAGGCGACGTATCCGTCACCTCCGTCACCACATCGGCCACAAAGGCACTTGTCATGGCTCCCGCTAT